ATAAATTATAAATTAATGGTTTCGACCTTGTCCACGATATTTTTTTTTGTAACCTGATTGACCTTTACTTGCATTTTTACTATGGCGACCAGGTCTTTTTTTCTTTGGTTTTTCAACATAAGAAATAAATACTTTTCTTGCCATTAGTTTGTTTTGTTATTAAACTTCTCAAAAGTTCTCATACCACCAAGTCCAAGCATACCGATTAAAACTGTCATTAAATGTTCCATTTGCAAAGCAGGTGGTGCTGATTCAACTCCAACATACCATACAAGTAAATCTCTTAGTACAAAATTATATGCAAGTGCAAATCCACAAACCCAACCGATAAAAGGTCGCCAACCTGCTACAAAAATTGTTCTGTGCTTGGCTTCTTGTTCGTTAATTTGTGCTTGTAGTTCAATTAACTTTTGTGGGTCTATTTCTTTACCTTTAATTAATTCTCTAATTTCTAATCCAAGTCCACCAATATCATCACTTGTTTTAAAACCTAATAGTTTTTTTAAAAGTTTAAGCATCTTCATCTATTTTATCCAACTCAAAAGAATGGTATGTAGAATATCCTTTACCTTCTTTTCTTTTAGCTTGATAAACTAATTTTCTATTATTACCTTTTACATAAGAAACATGAATCCAAGCAGGGTTATTATCATCTCCTAATTCCCAAATTAATTTATCATAATCAAATTCATTTTTAATTATATAAAACAATTCACAATTAGATATACCTGTTGCATCTAAATCTATTGCATTTCCAGTAATATGTTGTGAAACTGCTGCAGCACCACCAATAGCATTATTTAATTCTTGTGAACGATAAAAAGATGTAACTAAAATTGGTTCATCTATTTTTTTTCTTAATGGTTCAAATAATTCATCTGCTAATATTTTCATATTCGCTAATGCTTCTTCTGTTGGTGTATTATCTATGTCTAATTTTTTTGCAGTATTAGAACCTGTTGCTTCCTTCCAAGAAATATGTTTACTAAAATTACTTTTTTTACTTTTTGCCATAATATTTAATTTTGTTGAACTCTGTTTGATATATCTATCAATGCTCTAAAATATGTTTTTTCTTCATCAGCATCTTCTATATATGAAATGCCTTCAATGTTAAAAGTATATACATTAAAATTGTCAGAACTTAAATCAAAATAATCTGTTTTACTTGTTCTAATTAATTGTAATATACTATTTACAATTGTATTTGCTTGATATTCTCCACCATCATCTGATAAAAATGATGTTACAACTTCTATTCTTGTAACACATTCTGTAATAAATGAAGTTTGATTATTGTCTATATTAGATTCATCATTTGAATAAACTATAATATAAGGTTCACTTTGTGTGCTTGGTACTCTATTAAAAACAGGTACATTATTTCCACCAAAACTAACATTACCATTTAATCTTGTAATAATCTTTTGTCTTATATAATGTATTACCTCTTTCATTTTCTTAAAGTTCTTTTAATTTTTGTTTCAATATTTCTTATTGTTCTTTGAACTTCTGCTAAAATATTTTTAATAAAATATTCTTGTCTCTTTTGATATTTTGTACCAAATTCTAAAAATCCAGAATAAGGTGCATCTGACCTAATCGCTTTACCATCCCATTTCACATTTAATCTTAAATTACCTGTGTCGTATGGTGCATCTTTTTTTACTTTATATGCAGCATTTAATCCACCTTTTTGTATTTCATTATAAAATCGTGTAGAACTAAATGATTTAAGCCTGTTAATTGCAGCATCAAGTTGCTGAACATCTTGCCTATCTACATTTACATTTATATTCATAATTAATCTCTTTTTGTAGCGATAAGTTTAGTGTAATATTTATAATCGGCATCATACATATCATTTATTTGATATAAACCCGCTATATTTTCTATTTGTAATAAATCAGTTGTTAATATATTATCAGCAGTTTTTTTTCTGATTAACAACTCTATTTGCAAACTTCTTTTTTTTCTACCATTTTTACTTGTTATATCTCCTTTTGTAAAACTTACATTTGCCCATATAGTGCTTTGTGTTGCATTTGTAGAAGTAAACCCACCAAAACCATCACTTGATTTTGTTTGTCTTTTAATTAAAACTCTTTTATCTAATTTACCTGCATTCATTATATAAACATTGTTTTAAATCCACTTAAAGTGTTTTTTACACTTGTTGGTATTTCAGTCATAGTGCCTTTTACATAATCTGTTCTATTATCATAATAACTTGAAACCAATTGTAAAATTGCTTGAATTAATAAGCTATCATTCATTCCTGATGTTGTATAGCTTACAATAACTTCCTCAGCAGGTAAACTACCTAACTCAATTATTGTATCATCTAAACCATAAGTTGTGTAATTAGTTGTTGCAGTACCTTCAACTGTTATTGATTGTACCGATGCTATTGGTGAAAAAGGTAATACAAACCTATCATCAACACTTGCTAAATAAAATTTTCTTGTTTTAGCTACAATGTCTTTTGTAATATAATTTTCAATTACCAATCTCGCTTCAGTTATCATTCTTGCAATTATAGTATCATCTGCAGAAGTATCAACCCTCATATAATCTTTAGCATTAGTCGTTGTTACTATTTCTGAACCTGTTGTGGCAGTAATTTTGATTTGTGTATGAAACTGATTCAACTCATTACTCCTGTATGCTTTCATAATTTGTTAATTTATTTAATACAAAGATAAAAAAAATGCACCATAAAGATTTACAGTGCATTTTTAAGAAAAGAATAAAGAAAGAAAAAACTATTTAAAATCAAAGTTATTAAAAAATTTTGAATAAGCATTTGTTTGACTTAATCGAACCGCCAATCTTTTACCATCATTTTTAAAAATAAAAAACCCTTCATATTTTTCTACCCAAATTGCAAAATAATCTACATCTTTTTTTTCATAACTATGTTTCCATTGTATATGAACAGTTTTTCTATTTTTTTGAAATCCTTGAGTTGTAGATTTAATTTGAATACGATACATTTTATCTCCTGTATCAGCTATACAATCATAAAAAGAAGTATGGATTAGGGGGTAAGAAACTTTTATATCTCGTTTAAGACATTCAATACCAAATTTATATTCAGCAATACAACCTTTTGCATTGGAATCCACGAAAATAAAGTTACAAAAAAAGTGGTAATGTTTTAACGACTAATTAATACACTACCACTTTAAAACTAAATAAAAATGAAAAAATACTTACTCACGAGATGTTATTTCAATGAGTTTGTCTTTTACTTGAATTAATCTACCTAATATAAAAGTATAATCATCAGATGTTAATTTATCTTTATGTTCTCTTAAAACATTATTTACAGGTTCTATTAATTTTGATATTTGTGCCATTATCGTAGTAAATAAAATAAAAAGTTAATAATCATAATTGACCAAAAAACTAATTGTGGTAATCCCCAACAAAAATATTTTATAATTCTTTTTTGTAATATTTTATCTACTGGCATATTTATATCTTGTTGTGTTGCTTTATATATTGTTTTCATTATACGGAAAATATTTCAGATATCAAATATAAAACACAAAACATTCCAATTCCAATTATTGTATATGCTATAAATGTTAATGCTTCTAATATTTCTTTTTTATTCATAATTTCTAATTTTTAAAAAAGATGCTGCCCTTTTTCACTTGACTACGTTCTAACTAATTTTGGAACTGTTTCTGCGATACTAGGGTTATCAGCATCTGTATTGTTATAAGTTAATTATTGTAGTTCTTGTGTCTATTGTAGTCGTCATAATGTCTTCAAAATTGTCAGTACTTTTTTCTATACACAAAGTAAATAGACTTGTATTCATTTCAACCATAAAACCATACATATCTTTCATATATTTTTTTGCAGCAGCAAGTGATGTAAAATATTTATTTGATTCTCCTAAAATTTCTCCTCCTGAATAAACTCTGTATCTTGTTTTTGTGTTGTTTTTCATTGTTTTTGTTTTTATTTATAATGTAAATATACATCTTTTTTTTAATAAATAAAAATATTTTTACTTTTTTTTAATTATTTTTTTGTTTAAAGTTTTTTTGTTATATTAGCATATGTTTAATTTAAAAAATAAAGAAATGACAAATACAATCAATGAAAGTAAAGTAGATATTAGAACATCAGATATCTTTTTTAACTATGGTGCTGTTAACTATACAGAAGCATCTAAAAACAAAACATTAACTGATAAACAAAAACTTAGATGGTTATATGTAGATGCAGATAAATTTTTATATATAATAGATACACCTAATATAACTAGACAAGATTTAGTTAATGATTATTTAAATAGAGTGTGATAATTCAGTTTGTTAAAATACAAACAAGAAAAAGGGGAATAGAATTAACTACTCCCCTTTTTTAATTATATAAACTCTAATTAATTATAAAGCTGCTATTACTGTAGCGAATGAACCTCTACATAATGCATTTGGTAAATAAGTTGTCATTGCAAGTCTTTCTTGAACTCTAACTGTTACAAAGTTCTTTTGTACGTTGTCAGTATCTTGCTCAAAAAATTCAACACTTACATTTTCTCTCTGCCATATTTGAGCAGCTTGTGAGAAATTACCTACGATAAACTCTCCTTCTGCCATAGCAGTTGAGATTCTAAATGGTACTCCCATAAATGTAGGTTGTAATCCTTGATAAACTTGGTCTTTTAAATATCTACTATCACCATCCTTAAGTGCAAGAATCTTGTGAAAGTCTGTTGGGTGCATTAAAATACCATCTGAAGTATAATTAGCTTTTGCAACTTGGTTAAGTGCAGTAATTAATACATCAATGTTTTGTGGGTTTGCAATAACACCATCAGCGAATCCTGAAGCAGAATTAGACCAAACAGTAGCAGAATTTCTTAATCCTAATAAGTTTGGTGCACTTCCATTACCACCTAATAATTGGTCGTCTTCAACTGCCATTAACTTGCTTGGTACTCTTGCCGAGATGTAGGAAGTTAATTGCTCTGTATCATCAAGCATTTGCTTTGATAATCTTAAGTAAGTACCAATTAATTCTACATTAGCAGTAGAAGCAGTTAAGTTAAAATCAGTTTGTCCAAGTGCAGTACCTTCTGCTTTAGCAGCAGCACCTTGTGTGTATGCAGATTCTGTTATATATCTTATTGTGTCAGAGTTTGTAGTTCCAACAGGTACGATAGACCTTACATGAACCTCATTACTTGGGTCATATTTAATTCCTGGTACTCTTGTTGCAGCGATAACTTCACCAGTATAATCTGCACCAGTTGTCATATCAGCTTTTACTTCGAATGAAGCTGCTCTTGATTGTCCTTTTTTAAGACCTTCAATTGCACCACCTTCGATAGCATTTTTTAAAGCACCTTTAAAATTT